CCAACGTGTACGGATTCCCGATGCACAACCCGATGAGTCACGAAGGCAAAGACCAGATTGAATCTGATCTTGGCTAGGAATGGGTCCATAAACTGAGACCAACTTCCTTACGATTGTATCGTATGTCGTGAAGCATTGCCTATCGTAGTAAGAGTTAGCGTAAGCTATCCAACTACTATAGACATCAGGGCGGCGTGTTGATGACCAGACCGTCTTTAAACGGACGGGAGTGACGTCGGTGCCTTGGAAGGCATCCATGCCACATGACTCTCTAAAGAGTCCACTGGTACAACTCTTATCGCGGTTAACTTTTAACCCAAACGATTCGAGTTGTTCGATCGCGTCTGCGGTATAACCCGCTGGGACGATCACATCATCACCATACACTAAGATACGCTCGCGCGTATCTGCGTTAGGAGCTGCTGCGGTGAGTATAGACCAGATCGTAAGCGCTAAGATCGGGAAGCATAAAGCACTTCCCATCGGCGCGAACTTTCTGAGCTCGAGTACTCTACCATCAGGCAGTTCCGTAGATGAAGTCCTACAACTCTCCAAGAAGGTAAAGACCTCTTTGGGGAATAGTAAGCGAACAAGATCAACGCTTACTCGATCTGAGGCCTCGTTGAGGTCTAAGGTCGAATACCTACCCGCACGAGAGCCCACCAGGGCTCCCAAACGGTTCGGGCATTGATCTGTGAAGAATACATTCCCTTTGGTAAGGGGATGTGACTCCACTAGCTTGACGATGGCCGCTTGTAACCCTTGCTGAATCCATTGGAAGTCCACTGGTTCAGCACTGATTAGTCGCGGCCCGCGTGAGTCCTTCGGGACCAGTATTACCCGGGCCGGAAGGTCGCAATCGGTGATACGATGAAACGCATCAAGCCGGTCGCATAAGTGTCCAAGGTTAACGAAATAAAACTCGTCAACTGGATACACTGAGGCGATCTTCGCCGAAACATTAGTCCACAAATACTTCTCGTGAAGCTTTTGCTTAGTAGCAACAGCTCCCGGGCCGTGTTTTGGGGCAATGTTCTTCGGATCAAATAAGCTAAATACCTCCGCGAGGAGGCGTTTAGCTTCGCGAGCAACTTCTATTTGAGAAGCCGTTTTAAAGCGGCTACGATAAACGGAAGTGCTATTATCAACACTTGCTTCAATTGCTTGAAGGTGTGGTGACAGGGTCTTGAGGTCTTCCTCAGTTTTCTCAAACTGAGAGATGACTGCTTGTTCTTGTTCATCTGAATAAGGGAGTTTGTATTTATAAAAACAATACAATACGTTCCTTATTGCCTTAACGCATTGAGCACACGGATGCTCAAGGGGGCGCCCGTCTGGTCGGAGTACTTCATTAAAAAGCTCACCCAAAAAGATGGGAAGCTTACTACCGGGTTGGGGTTTGAAACCTAACTCAGCAGAGTTTAATGGGGCATTTCCTGCAAGAGCCTTACTAAAGGCCTTGCCCAGATTGGGCATAGTTTTCGTGAGAAAACTAATCCCTTCAGCTCGTGTTCTCTTAGCGACCTTATTGAAGGTTAGCTTCGAGGCACGGATGTTGAACACCAATCCATGAGCGTTTGAGACGTCATGAAGAAGTGCAGCGATGATTTCTAATTCATCTAGGCTCTTATCAAGATCCATAAAGATGGTATCTTTCCTAGAGCATGCACACACTCGACATGATCCTATCAAACGAACTTTACACCATTAGCGAAGAGATTATGACAAAGAAAAAGTCACAACCCCAACAGAGTTTCGATAAGCCACTCGTTACTGTGCTAAGGCCTTTAACAGCCCTAGCCAATATCGCGTTGCCTCTAGACTCCGGCGGGAATATAGTCCTCGAGCAGCAAATGACCGAAGGTTCGCAGGTTGTTATATGCCGTGTATCTATCGTTATGACTAACGGTAGACCACGTTTGCGTATAAGCCAAACGAACAACGTTCAAATGACGCTCGTGAACTAGTCAACACCACCAGAACAGTATATACTGAACAACAAATGAAAAATACAAAGTCGGTTAAGACCTCGCAAGTTGCATTCATACGCCCAGTCAGTGACTGGAATATAGCAGCATTGGATTTCTCCAATGCGTGCTATGCTATGGGTAAAGATCCGACGCTGATGTTAATTCAAGCCGCGAGCTGCCTTAGAGAGCAACTCAAAAGCGATGAATTAAGTCTCAGTTTAATCGGTGAACTACACAACTCACAATCCCGGGTTATCCGGGAGGAGGATAGGTGCTTCTACTGGATCACTCCAGACGAAGTCCTATAAACCACCAGTGAGTAATGTAACGGCGCCGTTGCCGGTGCCATCGTAGAGAATCGTCGTACTTGCGCCTAGGGAGGCGCAAAACGATAATAGCTCTGCGATGACGTTGGCAGCTTCTGCGTTCGAACTGGATGCACCAATTGGGTGATCAAGTACGATGTACGCAGATGTGGTGATGGGTGTTACCGTGTCAACCCCTGATAAGGTCGTTTTATCGAACCTTACCATGGATCGTCTACGGAGCTTCATCCCCACGCCAGACTCCTGGTGACTTATTGTCAACCGGTGCTGGAGCGACGGAACCTCGCCCACTTGGGCGAAGACCGTTTTACGGCCGACGCTCTCCTGGCGACTGAATTCAACCTCAGTCCCAGCAGAGTTCTTTATTTCATTTGTTACAAGTGTGTTACTTAGCATGCTTGTTTTCTGAAGGATTAACATCCTTCGGTGTTGTCCTTACGGACGTGTTTGTTATCTGCGACGACGTCGTGCTATCACAAGCGCCGCGCCGAGGGTGAACTCATCAGAGTTCAACCCGCTCGCTGTTAGCGAACTTGATCTCGGGTAGCCATTGTTCCGGCGGTAAGCCTGTTCAATGACTACTGGGATCGGTGACTCCTGGGGATATCCTGAGTGGCCTGGATACGAGTTAGCGTAATGTTTTGCATTGCGCGTCACGTATATCCTACGCTCTCTTTTGATACTCCAGAGGTACCGCCGTATGTTTATCTTCGGTTCCATGTTAGTTATTTTGAATTGATCCAGCCATCGGCCTACGCCGACGACCCAATCAATTACAAATGACCAGGGTATAGCGTTCCAAATGATCCGGGGATTAAGGTTAATCCCTAGAGCATCGTGTATGCTATACAATAGAGCATTCTCTATCTGGTCTTGAGTATAATTGAAATTAAACTCAATTTCAGCATGGAATTTAGAAGGTTGATGGATCGTAGTTCGAGTATTGACATAGAGACTTATCTGCCCTGGTAACTCATTTTGAGGCCAGATGTAGAATGGGTCGTCCGTGTCTACCTCGTCTTCGAATTCCATCCAGTTATATGCGAAATGCATATGCTGGACTCTTCCCGACCGTGTAACGAGGTCATTAATACGACCTCGCAGACGTGATATCGCTCGGTGCAAACCGACGATGTCAGACAGCAACGGTAGAAGGTTAAACTGCGTTTGCAGGTAACCATCTGACGTTGCGCGGAGCCCTTGTCTAAGTGTCTGGCGTCCCCTAACATCGAGGATTCTTCCTCGTAGGGTATTCCATATATTAGATAAGGTATGAGGTAAGGACGCAAAGTCTTTAAGCTCCCATAAGGAGTTTAAAATACTAAGGTCCGCTTTGATAGCTGGAATCCAACGGCGTAAAGCCATGTCTTCCAAACTCTCAAAGTTATCTGGTGGAGGTACGAAACCTCCGTCCAGTCTTTTCTCATAAAACCCGATGAGCCCATCAGTGGGCTTACCAGGATCTCCGAACCCTATTGTACCCTGACTTGTCCCGGTGTAACCGGGCCAGGGGTACCCGAACAGGGGCGATATGCTACTACCGATAAATGTGTGCGGATAAAGATCCGAACACTCGGCGTAGACATACTGCCGGGCGAGCGAAGCGGATGGTTCACCTCTGAACACTTTGTAGTGTTCAAAGTCGTTCCATTGACCTCTTCGTCGCTCAGGTAACAAGAACGTGGGCTGGCCTATTTCCTCGTACAGGGTTAAACTCCTGTCTCGGTTATAGGTGGCCACGCGTTCGGTTACATGCCTTGGAGGAGAACCTCCAACACCATCATCGAGGCGACACTTAAAGTGTATATCCTCGCTTACTGGTGCGTCGTACCTTGTTCTGCTTCGGGTTTCCATACGTTGGATTGATGAACATGAGTTCAACATTTAGGGTGACGCCCAACAGGGGCG